CACACGTTCTTGATTAAGGAGGGAACATGGCAGATACAGTAACAGGACCAACAATCCTACAACAGAATGATAAGAGAATAACAATTAAAATAGTAGTGCAATCTGATGGAACAGGTAGCACAACAGTTTTTGGTGACGTTTCAGCCTTAACAGGTAATAATGAAGGTCAATCAGTTACAACACTTTCTTTACAAAGAGTATGGTGGACTTGCGCAAATGGTGACGGTGCAGATGCTTTTGCTCGTTTAGATTATGAAGATTCAGATGGGGATATTCCAATTATAACTTTAATAGATTCTGGTTATTGGGACTTTAGAGAATTTGGTGGCATACCAGCAAACACAAGTAGTAACTCTAATCAAAATGATGTTAACTTTGTAGTAGCAGCGGCTGCAGACTCAGGTAATACATACACTTGTATTGCAGAGTTTATTAAAAACTATTAATGATTTCTAGATCTTCAATGCCTCAACAAATATCTAAGGCAGGTCAGAAAAAGAAATTTATTAAAAAAAAGAAAAAGAAAAAGGTAAAGCATGGCAACATCAGGAACAAATAGTTTTGATTTAGATGTCGATCAGGTTGTAGAAGAAGCTTTTGAAAGATGTGGAATTAATTCTAGATCAGGCTATGATTTAAAAAGTGCAAGGCGTTCATTAAATATTATGTTAGCTGAATGGGCTAACAGAGGTATTAACTTATGGACTGTAGAACTTAGAACAAAAACTTTAACAGGAGGCACTACAAGTTATACTTTAGATTCAGATTTAGTTGACGTGTTAGAAGCTGTTATATTTACATCTTCAGATACATCAACTGATATAGAAGTAGACAGAATAAGTAGAGCAGAATATTTAAACATATCTAATAAATCAACAACAGGAACTCCTGTGCAATATTTTTTAGAAAGAGGAGCTTCTACTCCTACTTTGTTTTTATACCCAACTCCAGACGGAGCACATACTTTTAAATATTACGGATTAACTAAAATACAAGATGCAGGTGCTTATACTGACCAGTTAGAAGTTCCAACAAGATTTATACCGTGTTTAACTTCTGGTTTAGCTTACTATGTATCTGTTAAAAAAGCTCCAGAGAGAACTCCTTTATTAAAACAATTATATGAAGAAGAGTGGCAACGAGCTTCAGAAGAAGATAGACCTCGTTCTAGTTTCTTTGCAACTCCACAGAGAAGTTATATTTAATGCCTAAAGCTAGCGGTAAATATTCAGAAGCAATATCAGATAGAAGTGGTATGCAGTTTCCTTACAAAGAAATGCGTAAAGAGTGGAATGGATCTCTTGTGCATAAATCTGAGTTTGAATCAAAACATCCACAGTTAGAAAGACAAAAACACTCTTCTGACGCACAAAGTATTGAAGATGCTAGACCAGATAGATTAGAACCCATGACAGTTTTTGTTGGCGGTTCAGGATTTTTTGAATATAATAATTCTATGCAAGCTTCAAAAAAACAGCCACCTGTAGTGTCTGCTTATATAGGAAGCGTAACAGTGAGTATTTCGTAATGTCTGTAACATATTCAGAATTAACACAACAAATATTAGATTATACAGAGGTGACCACTGATGTTTTATCTTCTACAATAACAAACGATTTTATTGAGCATGCAGAAAATAGAATATTTAGAGATGTAGATATTGACGTATTTAAGTCTCATCAAAGTGCTAATTTAACTGTTAGTAATCCTTTCTTGTCTTTACCAGGTGGCAGTAGACCAGAACCTACGTCATTAGGAACTGTTAGAACAATGCAAATATTTGCACCAACAGGGACACCCACAAGAAATTTTTTAGAACAAAGAGATGTAAGTTATATGAACGAGTATTGGCCAGATAGGACTGCAACCACCACTCCTAGATACTGGGCCTGGTGGGATCATAATACAATTTATGTTGCACCTACTCCTGATCTAGCATATAACGTAGAATTAGGTATAACTAGATTACCAACAAGACTGTCTAGTTCAAATAGTACCTCATGGTTAGGTGATAATGCACCCGCATTGTTGCTTTACGGATGTCTTGCAGAAGCCTTCAAGTTTTTGAAGGGACCAGCTCAAATGCTGCAAATTTATGAACAATCATATCAACGTGCTCTTCAAGAGTTAGTCATTGAACAACAAGGAAGACACCGAAGAGATGAATATATGCATGGAGCTCTTAGAACTCCTTTGCAGTCTAAAAACCCATAGGAGAGTAAAACATGGCAATAAGTCAAGCTGTTTGTACAAGTTTTAAACAAGAGTTATTAGTAGGAACTCACAATTTTACAGCGAGTTCTGGAGATACTTTTAAGATAGCTTTATACACTAGTAGTGCCTCATTAGGCGCAAGCACAACTGCTTTTAGCACTTCAAACGAAGTTTCAGATTCAGGAACATATAGTTCTGGTGGAGGAACTTTAACAAGTGTCACCCCAACAACTTCAGGAACAACTGCTATTTGTGATTTTGCAGATATATCTTTTACATCAGCAACAATTACAGCAAGAGGAGCTTTAATTTACAATAGCTCTGATTCTAATAAAGCTGTAGCTGTTTTAGATTTTGGTGGAGATAAAACATCTACCAGTGGAACTTTTACCATTCAGTTTCCAACTGCTGATGCTAGTAACGCTATATTAAGATTAGCATAGGAGAACTTGAATGGCGTTAGTAATTAACGACAGAGTAAAAGAAACAACCACTACAACAGGAACAGGTGCGGTCTCCTTAGCTGGAGCAGTCACTGGTTTTGAAACTTTTGCAGCTGGTATAGGAAATTCTAATACAGTTTATTATTGTATTGCACACCAGGATCAAGCAGAGTTTGAAGTAGGCCTTGGAACTTTAGACGGAGACAGTTCCGACCTTACTAGAACAACTGTAATATCTAGTTCCAATAGTGATAGTGCTGTTGACTTTAGTGCCGGTACAAAAGATGTATTCTGTACTCTACCTGCAAGTAAATTAATATTTGAAGATGCTAATAATGATGCAACTGTAGGACGTAATTTAACAGTCACAGGTGATTTAACAGTTTCTGGTGATGATATTACAATGGCTACCAACACTAGTGGTGCAGCTCTTATTGGTGATGGTACAAACTTTAATCCTGTTGCTATATCTGGTGACATAACAATAGCTGCAAACGGAACAGCAGCAATTGGATCTGGAGTTATCGTTAATGCAGACATTAACAATTCTGCTGCAATAGCGATGTCCAAAACTGCTTTCTCAGCGGGGACGGGTGTAAGTTTATCTACTAATACATTAAGTGTTGATGCCGCACAAACAGGTATTACTTCTATTTTAGCAACTGATCTTAAAATAGGTGAAGATGATCAAACAAAAATAGATTTTGAAACTGCTGATGAAATACATTTTTATGCAGCAAACGCAGAACAAGTATTTGTATCTAATGGAGTGTTTGGTCCACAAACTGATAGTGATGTTGACCTTGGCACAAACTCTGTAAGATTTAAAGATGCTTATGTAGATTCTGTTACAGTAACAGGTGACGTAAGCGTAGGAGATGATTTAACTGTTGAAGGTGGTGTTGTAGATGTTAAAAATACAGGCGCACAGTCACAAGTTAGATTTTATTGTGAATCATCAAATGCACACTATGCTGCTATTCAAGCTCCCGCTCACTCTGCTTTTTCCGGTAACACCACATTAACCTTACCTGCAGCGACAGATACAATTGTAGGTCGTGCAACTACAGATACTTTAACAAATAAATCAATAGATTCAGATAACAACACAATTACAAACATTGTAAACGCAGATATTAAATCAAGTGCTGCGATTGCAGATTCAAAATTAGCTACGATATCTACAGCAGGTAAAGTAGCATTAACAGCATTAGAGATTGATGGTGGGTCTGACATAGGTGCAGATCTAACAACATCAGATTTAATAATAGTAGACGATGGTGCAGGGGGAACAAACCGTAAAGCAGCATTATCTAGAGTAATAACTTTGGTAAATGCTAATATTGAGGACCCCACAGCATTAGCGATTGCATTAGGATAGGAGGATAAATGGCAAATACATTTAAAGTTGTAACAAAAGCAAATGTAACAAGTGCTGATGTTATTTACACAGTAGCAGGTTCTACAACAACTGTAGTTCTTGGAATCATGGTAGGTAACACAACAACATCACAAATCACTGCAACAATAAGTTTAGCATCAGATACAAGCTCAAGAGCAGGTGCAAACAACGAAGCCAATCAAACGGTTGAATTAGTTACTAATGCACCTATACCT